AAATGATTGGAATTTATAAAATAACAAGTCCTTCTGGGAAAGTATATATTGGGCAGAGTTGGGATATTAAAAGCAGATGGACTCATTATAAACAACATGGTAGAAAACACAAACAAGCAAAACTAGAAAATTCCTTTGATAAATATGGAGTTAAAAATCATAAGTTTGAAATTTGTCACGAATTACCCTCTGATGTAAGTCAAGATGTTTTAGATCGGTATGAACAGTTTTATATGGATCTTTATCGTGATTGTGGTATTGAGTTGTTGAATTTGAGAGAGGGTGGGTATGGGGCAAAACATACTCAAGAATCAAAAGATAAAATAGCAAAAGCTCATTTAGGAAAACCCAAACATACAAAAGAATCTAAGAAAAAAATAGGAAAATCCAGCAGCGAACGGACAGGACATATTACTTGGAATAAAGGATTAAAAAACTGTTTTTCAAAAAAATCTCTTCAACAAATGAGTAAATCTCGTAAGGGATTACGTGCAAAAACAGTATTACAATATGATAAACAAGGAATTTTTATAAAAGAATGGAGTTGTATTTCTAATGCAACCAAAGAGTTAAATATTTCAAATGGAAAAATAACAATGGTTGCTCAAGGAAAAAGAAAACAAACTGGTGGGTTTATTTGGAAATACAAAAAGACAAACAATGAAAGGATTAACTGCAATAATTAAGATGTCGTCAGGATGCGATTGGCACCGATTGGTCATGCCTTTGAAGTATATGGGCATTGATATTAATCAATGGAAAGGTAAAACTTTTGGGGATCTTTCTCCAGAGACAAAAATCCTTTTGTTTAACAGGACCCCAGGGATGGATATTGAAGTATTTAAACCCTTGCAAAAACAACACGGTTTTAAAATAGTTACGGATCTTGATGATTATTGGGATCTATACCCTCATCACATCCTGGCTAAGTCCTGGGAAGCTAATAAAACCGCCCAAAAGATAAAAGATTGCATTGTTGCGTCAGATGCCGTTATTGTTACAACCGCTCTACTGGCTGATAAAGTAAAGGCTTTAAACAAGAATGTCCATGTAATTCCTAATGCCCTCCCCTACGATCATGAACAATTTAACTCTACAAAGGTAGAAAGTGAATTCACCCGTTTTCTTTATGCAGGAGGATCATCACATTTTCACGATATTCAAGTTTTAAAAAGACCATTTGAAAAGATTATAAACAATCCCAAATTTAATAAATCTAAGTTCATCCTTGCCGGAGTGGACTACAGAAACAAAGAGTCCCTTGTATTCTGGAACAAGATGGAGAACTCTTTCTCTTTAAACGGAAGGATACCCGGTTATGAATCTAGGGGAACCCTCCCCCTAGACTCCTATGAGGATCATTATTCTCATTGTGACGTTACCTTGATACCTTTGGAACAGAATATGTTTAATGCATACAAGTCCAATTTAAAGATCCTGGAGAGTGCGGCTAAGTACAATCCCTGTATTGCTTCAGATACTTCTCCTTACTCTGACTTCCCTAATAGGGATTTAGTTATGTATGGATCGAATGCTGCAACCTGGTTTGACAATATTAAAAAGTTCGCTATTGATCCGGTCTTTCTTAAGGAGAAAGGACAGGCCCTGGGTGAATATTGTCGTGAACATTATAATTTACTTAAAATCAATGAATATAGAAAACAACTTTTTGAACATTTAATGAAATAACATGAAAGACTTTGATCCAGAAATAGAAAAAAGAGAACCCATAAACTTTGAAGAGCAGATGAGTCCAAAAAACCTTGCGTTTCAAAAAAAGAGATATGAAAAGCACGTAAATGATCATAAAGACGAACCTTGTCTGTGCGGTCATGGAACGGTAGGTCAATGTCATGAAGACTGTTGGTATTAAATTCCTTAAATTTGGATAATATGAAAAAAGATATTATATTTGTGATCGAACTAACGGATGGTACTATCTTAGCCGCAACTAGAGACGAAATTGATTGCGAAATCAAGTATTGTGAGGAGGGAGGATTTGAATTGAACTTTAAGACTATCGGACAAATTAAACAGCCCCCGCAGGGTTTATCCCCTGACTTTCAGACTCGTTTAATCGAATTCTTTGATAAGGATTTAGAGGTTACACCAGAACTCAGAGACAGTGCTGCTTTAGCTATAATAAACCACATAATACGATAAATGGCAAAGAAAAAAGAAACCAGAGACGTAGAAAAGCTTAAAAAGCTTAAAGTTACAATGGACAAGATTGACAAGGATTTTGGGACCGGTACGGTCATGATGTTGGGAGATAGTCCCAACAAGAATATAGAAGTAGTGTCTACAGGCTCATTAGGGCTTGATATAGCCCTTGGAGTCGGAGGACTACCCAAAGGTAGGATCGTTGAGATATACGGCCCAGAAAGCGGTGGGAAGACCACCCTGGCTATGCATGTGATTGCCCAGGTACAGAAACTTGGTGGAATCGCTGCAATTATTGACGTAGAACACGCTTTTGATGAATCTTATGCCTTGAGAATGGGTATAAACACAGACGAGCTTATCATCAATCAACCCGACTACGGAGAACAGGCCCTGGAAATCACTGACCGGCTTGTGGAATCCGGTGCCGTGGATATTATAGTTGTAGATTCTGTGGCCGCTTTAGTACCTAAAGCTGAACTAGAAGGAGAAATAGGGGACCAGAAAATGGGATTACAGGCCCGGCTTATGGGTCAGACCATGCGTAAACTTACAGCCAAAACCTCTAAATCTAACGCTATTGTCATCTTCATCAATCAGTTAAGAGAGAAGATAGGTGTGATGTTCGGGTCCCCGGAAACCACTTCTGGGGGAAATGCCCTTAAATTCTACGCTTCCATACGTCTTGATGTGCGTAAGATCGGGGTCCTAAAAGACGGCGACGAAGCTTTTGGGAACCGGGTTAAGGTGAAAGTAGTTAAGAATAAGGTCGCTCCACCCTTTAAGGTGGCTGAATTTGACCTTATATTCGGTCAGGGTATAGATTCTAGTGCTGAACTAGTAGACATAGCCACGGGGCTAGAAATCATCCAGAAGAACGGTTCCTGGTATGCTTATGGTGAAGATAAGATTGGGCAGGGAAGGGATGCTGTTAGTACTTTATTAAATGATAACCCGGAGTTACGTACTGAGATCTTAGAAAAGGTCAAGGAAAAACTCAAATTATAAACTCTTTTTTAAACGTTTAAAACAAAAACACAATGCCAGATTTATTAATCAAACACGCTGAACTAGAACAGCTAGACAAACTCATCCAGGAAGTGCCAACAAAACACGGTTTTGGAATCGTAGTATTTTTCAACCAGGTTAGAGGACTTCGTAACCAGGAAGCTCAGGAAGAAGCTAAAGCAAAGGAAGCTAAAGCAAGCCAAATAAAAGACTTTTCTCCTGAAGAAAAGACAGAGTTTACAGAACCTGAACAGTTCTGAAACTAACAACTAAAAATAAAGCCGGATTAAATGTCCGGCTTTTTTATTAGCTAAAAAACAAGTTTATTTCTTTCTCTCTCCTTTGTATTTGCCAATTATCAATTTGATGATTTACATAAATCCATTTTTTAAACTCAGTAGAAATAGCATCTTGACCCGCGTTTGAATTAATCGCAACTAAAAGATGAGACCCTATAAAAGCACCACTTCCAAGATTATAAATAAAATCAGATAAGGAATCAACCTGATTTTGATTTAAAAGAACCCTTACATGATTATTAATTATTGGTATAACTATAGTATTTATAAAATGAATAAGAAGTTGTTCTGCTCGTTCTACAGTAATTATAGAATCGTATTGTTTTACAGAAAGACCATTTTCATAAAATGTACTTCCTATACCTATAGTCCAAATTCCTGCTTTATCTTGGTAAGGATGTAAAACACATCCTTCTTCGTTTTTTATTAAGTTAACTCCGTTTGATGAAACTATATACATTTTATTAATTTAATGAGTATTTCCAAATAAACCCGCCTGATGTTTTTGCTTTATTTCTTAAACATTTTGCAATATTTCCAGCATCAATTTTTAGAACCATTTCAACTTCTTTTCCGCAGGACCAATTTTTAATAAAATTTCCATTTAAATCATATTGACAAATAGGAATTTTATTTACATTACTTAAATATTGTTTAGTTTTTTCACTAATAATATGTCCTTTCGCGTTTTTATTACCTTTATTTTTTTCTCTTAAATTTTCTTTTTGTTGATCTGTTAATGAAAGTCCCTTATTCCAGGATGATAAATTTTGTTCTATTTTTGTTTTATTTATTTTTAGTAATAATTGTATGTGTTTTATTTAATCTATTGTTATTTCCTTTATGAATAATACTCATTTTTAATCTTCCCTTTTCTGTTAAAATACTATAACTACCAGGAAATATTTTATTTAACATTTTAAAACCACAATTTTTATAATATTCATAATAATAAATTTCCCAATAATTAAATTGTTCTTGTAAAGAATATTTATCTAATTCGTGAATTGAATAAAAATTATGATTTTCTATTCCATGTTTAATAAAAGAGTTATATAACCCTTTTTGTTTTTTACAATCCAATACAAAATAATGATCAAATCTTTTTTCAAAAGTCCTTTTCGTTTGTCCTATATAAATTTCTCCAACAGGGTTTTCTATTTTATATATTCCTGACATATATTAAAATTGAGATGTGCTTCCATCATCGTAAGTAAATATTATTTTTCCAGATATGCCACTAAAAGAAGAAACTGTACGTTGTTTAAGAGGAACACTTTGAACAGCACCAATATCTGGAGGATTAGTTCTTGGTTTTCCATAAATATCTACAATCACTAAAGCTTCACTTGTTCCTTTTCCAATTAAAGGAGAACCAGTAGAAGGAATAAAGTTAATTTTATCAATTAAATATCCGGATGGTAAAGGAACTCCTGGAGTCAAATCAATATTATTAGATTCAACTATAAGAGCTTGACCATTACTATTATTTTTTAAAAGGCTTGATCCACCTGATTGTGTAGTAGCCATAGCGTTCCAGGCAAAGTTATTTTGTATAGTCGCTGTATACATTTTTCCCTGGTCATCAACCATAGCTCCCAGGACAACAGCATTAGTAACATACGTACCGTCATCTGTTTTATCTCCTGAATCATTATTTAAAAAGAAGAAGTTTCCCCCTGTTAAAGGAATAGTAGCTTTTGAATTAAGTAACGATGTATCAATACGAACATCTACAGTTCCGTAGTGAATAGTGTTTACGTCAATAACATTATATATATAAGAATCCTGATTAAAAAGAAGTCCTCCAAGAACAACTTGGAATAAACGTTGAATATATCCCCATCCCCCGCTTCTAAATATATTAAATATCCAGGAATTACCAGATAAAATTTCAAATATACCAAGATCTCCATTATTTATAAGCGTTGGTCCAGTAACAGTCCAATTATATGCTCTTAATGCATAAATAGAATTACCAAATACTTTTGTACCTGATCCGGTTCCATCATTAGTAACAATTATATTACTAAATGTTGAATTAATATTTACATTATGATAAGTGAGTGGAGATTCCCATGTACCATTATAAAGCATTGTTATGCTTCCAAAAATAAAAGTATCTACAGTAAGTCCATAATAAAGAGCGGTCTGAGGAGTTCCTGTGTAAGTAATACTATTACCTGAACCGTCAAATATATTGGATGCTGTTTTATTAATACCAAATCCTTTGAATGTATTATTTACGTTATTTCCTCCACCATGATTAAATACTGTTCCTGTTCCAGCATAAAGGAAACCATATTTCTGACCAGGTACGACGGTTCCATCAAAAATAATATTTGCTGTCTTACCAAGGGTAATGCTTGAAGTAAATGTTACACTTCCTCCAACAGGAAGAAATGTTATATTTACAAGACCCGAAACATTAATACCAGGATAAGTTCCTGCGTTAATAGTTACGGTATCTCCAGATTTTAATCCTACCGGTAAACTTAAAATTCCACTACCTAAACCAATCGAATAAATTGCCATATATTATTTTTAAAAGTATGTTGTTACAACTACTATACCGCTTGCTCCATTACCACCATTTCCTGAGAAGAAACCAGCTTGTCTATTAGCACCTCCTCCTCCACCCCCACCACCTGGGAATCCACCATTACCGCCATTACCAGCGTTAGAATTATCTGCTGCTTGTGCAAACATTCCTCCCCCACCACCAGAACCACCAACAATTGAATTTACACCTAATGTATTTCCATTTCCACCATTTGGTGATACTAATGAGGTTGCACCAAGTCCACCTTCTATAAGACCAGCATATCCTGCTGGTGAATTTCTATTTGCAAGATTAGCAGCACCAACTGTCCCGCCATTCTCACCAGGAGTTTGTCCACTTGCTGTAATATTACCCCCTGCACCACCCCCTGAAGGAGCCATAAAGGTACCAACTACAGCTCCTCCTGCTGCTCCACCATTACTACCATTATTTGTAGCTGCTCCTGAAATTGCAGGATAACCACCACCAGCTAAACCCACTGTTCCGGCTGATGTTCCGGCACTTCCAAGACTTGCAAATAACCATGAACCGAAAGAAGATGCTCCACCGTTAGTTCCTAATACTGTAGGATTACCCACTGTATTAATACCAGTTCCACCGGTTCCACCCGCCCCTACTATAACAGTTTCCGTTGCTCCTAACAATACGGCAGGAAATATACTTTCAGAAAGTCCTCCACTACCACCACCTGTTCCTCCAATAGCTGTACCACTTGTCGCAATACTACCAGCAAGCCCACCTCCACCTCCACCAATCATTTTAACATGAACTATTTGTGCTCCGGCTGGTTTAGTCCAAGTAAATATACCCGCTGTATTAAATATTTGTACATTAATAGTTCCAGCCTTATTACTGAATGTATTAAAGTTTGTATTACTTATTAATCCTGCTGTAACGCTTGCTGTTGAAGCTAAAGGAATCTCTAATGTTGCTGTGCCTCCTAATGATACTGGTGAAGTCAACCAATTAGGAGCAAGTCCCGATGTTCCTGGTGCAGAAAACGTAATTGAACTATTTGCAAGATCTGCATTTGCAACAGCAGCAAAAGAAAGATTACCCGCAGCGTTTCCATGAAGTACAGTAGTTGTTGTTCCTTCGTTCGCAAAAAGTCCGTCTGTTAGAGTCGGAGTAAAGAATGTTGGTGCCGCTGAACCCGCTGTATCATTTCCGAAAATAGTAAACGCACCTGCATTAGATAAACTAAAGGTTAATGCAGGGGTAGTGGTTGGGTTAGCAACTGATGTAGTAAATAAAGGAGAAAGAGTACCCGCTGAAAAAGAAGTTACTGTTCCACCTGTTCCTGTAGCAGTAAGAGTTGTTCCACTAAATGACAAACCTGAACCAAGAGTTATTTCAGAAATGTTAGCTGTTGCCCCTGTCGGATTACCAAGCAAAGTATGTGCAGAAGCTTGCTGCATTTTAGCATACGTAACAACGTTAGATCCTATTGTAAAGGCTCCTGTATTACTTAGAGTTAAATCACCTGATGCAGGTACACCTGTAGCAATATTGCTTCCGTTTCCTACAAACAAATCTCCCGATGCAAGAACATTAGACAACCCATTTGTAATTTGAGCAATAGTATAATCTCCGGTTGTAGCAACCACCGCCCCCGTTCTTCCAAATACTGAAGTCACTGGGAAAGTTATTGCAACGCTCGAAGCTGCTGTAATTAATCCTTTTGCATTTACAGTAAACGCTGCTACGTGGGTAGCGTCACCAAACGATCCAACATTTGCATTAACAGTCGCAAGAGTTGCTACTGATGAACCTGGACCGGCGGCTGTAACGTCTCCAGTTAAGGCAGTAATATAATTTCCTGCCGGTTGTGGTGTAAATCCTAAAGCTCCTGTTACATCTGAACTTAATAAAGTAATAGCACCGGTACGACTATTAAATGATGATACACCGGTAACCAAAGCACCAATATTACCATTCAATTTTTCAATAGCTGATAATATTGTATCAGTTGGGGAAACAACTCCTGCTCCTGAAACATATCCAGTAAGAACTTTGCCTATTACTGCACTATTAAGGACTGTTGGATTTGGAAAGGTTCCTGATAAATCTCCTCCAGCCGCAATTCCACCAATTGATACCGGTTCCCACCGTCCGGTTCCATTAATATCTATAGAAGTAAAAACATTTCCTATAGTCCCCTGACTTCCGTCTTCAATCTGGACCGGTGTACTAAATAAAGCAACCGATTTGCTCAATGAAAGCATCTGAGTTGTCCCCCAGTAAAATGTTCTTGAGTATCCGTTAGGTGAAGGAATATAATCTCCCCACTCAGCCGTTGCCGTAGATACGATCATATGATACGTATTCCTAGAAGGCTGGAAATTAATTTGTAAATCTAAAGTAGACGCATTATCAATAGAAAATGTATTGGATGATGGATTTGCAACCCACACCTTATCAGCATGTAAAGACCAATCGGAACCATCAACATAAATTGAATGAGAACCTATAGTATCAAAATATATTTTTGGAAAACCTTGAAATTCATAAGAAGTCCCAGATGGATCATTTCCATTATTTTGTAAAGATACTTTGTGATTTACTGAATCGCATTTTTCAATATAACCAGTTAAAGTTCCACCCGCTAAATCATCATTACCAAATCCGAATTGACCAGGGGCTGTTGGTGTTCCACCTGAATAAAATAACCCCTCATGTTGAGTTCCCATACTCCTAATTGCCCATGAAGTAAGTGAATGGAAAAATAGACATGAATCATGCGCGAAGTCAATTCCAGAAAATGCATAAGTATAAGAAGACAAACGCAATTCAGAATTATAAGCCTGGAATTGAATATGTCTTTCATAACCAGCACTCAGGTATTGATATTCTAAAGATTCAAACCAGTTAGGTATAGTATTACCATTACCACGGAATCCTTGTGCTTGAACGTGATCAAATGTTCCATCTCCGTTATCTGTAGAAAGGTACCAATCATAAAACTGATGTGATGTTACATTTGTATTAAAATTAACTCTCTTAAAATAATATACCCCTCCCCCTGATGGCACAGTAACATCTAAGAAATATGGATTTGGATTTGTAATAGTAAAGTTTCCACTATCAAAATTCGTACTAAAACCACCCATTGGTAATTGTCTATTCTCAGTAAGAGAGGCAGGATTTCCTACTTCTCCAACGGCTTGCCCTAATTTAGCAACACTGCCTGATACACTTAATCCATCATTTGCACTTAATACTCCTGTTGCTCCAGACGGAGGAGTAACCCAGGCACCAAGACCCTGATTATTTATAGAAGTAAATACGTCTCCAACGTTCCCTTGAGTTCCATCCTGTATTTCTAATTGTGCCTGTAATGCAAAATAATTAGAAGTAATAAGTATTCCCTCTGGTTTAATATATATTAAGGTCGTTCCAGATGGGCCTTGTACAGTACCAAATATTCCAGAAGATATTACCTCTAATGATGAGTTATTTCCATAAATATCGTATGCTGTCTGTTCAGTAATTCCTGCATCTGATATTGCAAATTGAGTTCCCGCTGCTGATTGTAAAGCAAGACCAAATGTTGATAAATTAATAAATGTATCTTGAATAAGAGAACCACCTAATTGAACAACATTTGAAGTCTCTGTTAATCCATTATTAAATGTTGGAAGAGAAGCAGAAGTTATATATCCTGGATCATTAGTAAATTGAGAAAGCAATGTAGGTTGTCCAGTAAGGTCAGAGTAATGACCAGAAAAAGCAACCGGTGCTAGTGAAGATATATTAGCTTTAAGATTTAAATCATTTTGTAAATCAGTTTGATTAGAAAGTATACCTGTAATACTTCCCCAAACCGCACCACCCCCACCTCCTCCTGATGATACCCATGCGCTTCCTGACCAATAAAATCCTTGAAGAAGATTTATATCAAATACAAAAAGTCCTATGTTAGCAGCGGTTAATGATGCTCCAAGAGATATTCTAGCTGCGCTAGTTAAAGGGTTATGTCTCCAGTTAATTAGATTGTTTATTAAACCACCATCCAAATCAACAAGAATTCTATTTGATGCCATTTTTAAAATAAATATAAAGTTAATCCTGTCATGTCAACGTTAGAATCAATTTCAACCATTTGATTAGGAAATATACGTAAATGAATATACACAGAATTGCCGTCCTTGTCTAAAAGCAAATATCCTCTTATTAAGAGGATTTTGTGTTGATCAGGACGTACTATAAATTGTAAACCAGATACAGGTGATCTATAAACAGCCCCACATTTATAAAACTGCTCTTGTAACTCGTTTACTCTATTAATAAGATCACATATATCATTACCCATCTTACTTTTTTCTAAGTAACTCCGTTAAATTAACATTTACCCCCAAACTTGCTCCAAGGTTTGGACCAAATAAGGTTGTTTGTTTTGTTGACCAATTATAAAGAATAGGTATATACCCAAAAGAACCACCGAGAGTAAATATTCTTTTTTTATCAGGTTTTTCAAAAATATGCTTATCAATAATGGCTCCGTTTAACTGAGTAATCACTGCGCCTGGATAATCAGGTACAACAAAAATTACATAATTCCCTTCCTTATCTATCTTCACCCCGGTCAAAGCAGTAAAGGCTATCTCATCCCTAGCAAGGACTCCTGTTATCTGTAAACTATCCGGAACACCCTGAATATGAATCTTTGTTACAAGTTTATGAGAATTGCCTTTTGAATAAGTTGTATCTAAAGAGAAATTAACATCTTTTTGAATGTATGTTACTACACCAGCTTGCTTTGTAATACTATCTTTAACAATAGTGGGTTTCAAGACCCCGGAATCCATTAACTTAGTCCCTGAAGAAACAGCACCTATAACGTTTCCGGTTTGAGCTTTTATTTTCTTTTCCAGGTCAGAATTGATAGACTTTAAATCGCTGTATTGTTTAGCGACTAAGGCATACTTATCATACTGAACCTGTCCCTCTTTGTTTTTGGTTACTGTTATACTATCGTTTTCTGCTAATAGATTTTGATTTGCTATTTTAAGATTTTGAATTTCCTTTGCTTTCGCATTGATCTCAAAATCAAGAACAAAAAATACAATAACGGCAAGAATAGCCACTATCACAGCCGATAAATGTTTTGATAGAAAGGCTTTAATTAAGATCCACATGTTGTTGTTTTTTAAAAATGAAATATTACTTTTACTATATTAAAAAGAATTAATAAACCAAAAAAGGTTAATGATTTGTTTACGGCTCCATTCACCCCAAATATCTTTGAGAATATCTTATCAGTCAGTGCTGTACTCCCTAAGAAGGTTGTACTTAAGTTAGCATAACTGTTAAACACTAAGTCAAACTCAGCAAGTCTAAGAAGTACATTAACGATTGCAATCTCCCACCACAGGTGAGAAAAGCTGTATAACAAAGGAACATTGACCAGTACTGCCAATATAACTCCATCAGTATGCCATCTCTTTATGATTTTCAAGACAGTGGGGGTGGAGATGTTATCCTTCATCAAATAACTTTCTGCGTCTTTTTTTGCCAGAAAAAACCCACAAAGTAATAAATATACTTGTATGACTAAAAATATTAACATTGTATTTTAAGTTAATGCTACAAATAAAGCAGGTACAATAAGGTTTCCAGCAGCCGAGAGTGCTTGTACACCTGTTTTCCAATTATCGTTTGTTTCAAATGTATTTTGAAAACCCACCTTAGATGAAAAATAAGTTGCGACACCAAGGACCACTTCAGAAATAACAAAGAAAACACCATAAGCCGCATGATTAAATAACGCTGGTAAAAAGATACCTGCTACAAAAAGAAAAATAGTTCCTAAAGCAAGCCAAACACTATTGTTAGCATTTGGATGAGCGTTTGATTGAAATAAAGACATGATTATGAATTTTTATTACGTTTACGAATTTGTTGCACATAATTTACAATCGCAAATATTGATGCAATTGAGCTTAAAATAACAGCAATGCTCTTATTTAAAGAAATTAGAGAAACTAGACCTAGAGAAACTAGACTTAACAGCCAACTAGATGCTAAAAAAAGATGACCTTTCATTGCGTTATTATTATTTAAAAATAGTTGTTTCATATTATAATTAACTGGTTCCACAATTATTTACACTACCAGGTACAACCTGTTCGACCGGAGGAATATATCCCCCTCCCCCCATATTTTCGTATTGAACATTTTGATATGTACGAAGAGCAAGTAATCCGGCTATTAATCCGGCTTCTATTCCAAGCACCATAGCCAGGTCCGATAAGGATCTTCCGGCTTGCCATTTATCAACAGCATGTGAAAGATTAATCATAAAGTTTATAGAAAAAGCAATCGCTAAAGTGCTTCTTATAGATACTTTTTTATTCTTACCAAGCCAAAGTGGTTCAATATATCTAAATAGTTTTTTCATTAAAGTATAACAATATAATTAACAATTGATGTATCTGAAGCCTGAATAGTACCGGCTGCTATATTTGCTTGTATAGTAAGGATACCGGCTGTACAATCTGCTTGATACATAACAGTTGCTGCTGCGGCAATTGGTGTGACAAGACTAACATATCCTTTACTTGAAGTAGTTAAACCAGGTATAGCAATAGCTTTTGTTCCAGCCGCAAGTGTGACCTGTCCCGATGCAAATATTCCGCTTGATCCACTCTCTGTATTATATGCCATCTTAAATCAAATTATATTATAAATGCGTTAGTTCCATCAAAATGAAGGGTTATTGATTCTCCTGGATTTGAAAAAACAAAACTTGTAGAAGGTCCAGCAGAAGAATATATATCACCCGTTGACATTGTTACAGTAACTGTGTTTGCATCAATCGTTTTCTTTTTTATGGTGAAAACCCCATTTTTTAAGTTAGCAGGAATTGCACCCAATGAAATATTTCCGGATGTTGTATCTACAACAATCGTATTATCAAGAGTTAAAATATTATCATTAGCTACTATTGTTCTTATTGCCAGTTTAGAACCAGTATTCTGAATATCACCAAATACTTGTACTCTGCTACCGTTGTCTACTGGAATAACAGCTTGGTCGTTTCCAATAATTGTGTTTTGAGTTGCTACACCAAGAAGAATAATATTACTTACAGGTACAGAAACATTATTATCTCCAATTACTATAGTATTAGTAACGCCATTTTCAAGATTATTACTATTTCCTATAATTATATTATCATCTGCAATAGCTCCTCCACCAGAATTATTATTTGCGCTTCCTATTACAATATTAGCATTTCCAACGGAAGATCCGTTATCTAAACTTATGCTCCCAATTACCGTATTAGAACTTCCAATAGAAGAACCTGAAGTATCAAGAGAATCTGAACCAATGGCAATATTCTTTTGAGATGTTCCTGCATTAAATAATGTTTGAGGACCAATAGCAATAGAATCTCTTGCTGTAGTTGCGTTTGCCATTGCATTAGAACCAAGACTAAAATTATCTCTTCCTGTACAAAAAGGACCATTATTTAACCCAAAATAAATACCCCCTGTTGAATCAATTCGAAGGGTTGAATTTGTAGTTCCATTTGAAGCTAAAAATGATATATAAGGTTCGAAAAGACCTGCTGCGGCTGGATCATATTCTAATATTAAATGTGCTCCAGTTACAGCACCAATACCGTTAAATAGCAAAGAAAATCCATTAAAAGGAATTTCTCTATTATCTAATAGTTTTGCGGGACCACCAACCGCTCCAACGAGTTGACCTAATTGGGCGATTGTTCCGGATAATGACAGACCATCATTAGCTCCAGATAAAGGAGTATAACCGAGTGCAGTTATAACATCACTACCAAGAAGGGTTACAATACCTGTTCTAGTATTAAAAGATGTTACACCGGCTCCCCCACCACCTGTACCAGGATATTTACTTAAGGATAAAAGACGCATTATTTAAAATTTCAATTATTTAATACCATGCCATTTCCAAGTACCACCGGAAATTGTATAAGCCGGTAAGGACTTATTTGCTCCAGCGGCATCAACAAAAACTTCACCAAGAACAGATAAAGGAAATACAGTTCCATCAGAAAGAGTAATATTAACCCCGCCTGATTCAGCAGTAATAGCAATAGAAGCAAACCCCGCTGGAATAGAAGTATTTATCCCAGAAGAAGTTACAGCAGTACAACAACCTGATTGATTAGTGTGATTAGCGATCTGCTTTAATAAAGTGA